ACACTGAAGCCGCACTTCTGGCAAACATTGAAGGGCAAAAAAATCCTGTGTCTGCTGACGGAATGCCTTGGTAATTAACAATAAGGAATAGTCATGTCAAACCTAGAGCAAGCTATATCGCGTTTAGAGGCTCATGAGCGTGAGTGCAGTATTCGTTATGAAATGATCCAGATGCAACTGGACGCACATAACCAACGCTTTGACAAACTAGAACGGATGATGACAGGAGGCTTTGCGTCTATTGCTGTCATTGTCACTGTGGCTATTGCTATCTTAGAGTTTGCTCGATGATAGAAGCACTCATAGGGCCTATCACAGGGCTTTTAGACAAGTTTGTAGAAGACAAGGACCAGAAAGCTAAACTGGCCCACGAAGTCGCTACAATGGCTCAGAGACACGCTCAGGAGCTTGCTAAGGCACAGCTAGAGGTTAACAAAGTAGAAGCAGCACATAAGTCGCTATTTGTGTCTGGTTGGCGTCCTGCCGTGGGTTGGTGTTGTGTCTTAGGTATGACTGGTAACTTTATGGTTATACCCTTTACCAACTTTGTACTAGCTCTGTTGGCTGTTGAAGTCACTATACCACTCATTGACCTAGAGACTATGATGCCTGTACTAATGGGTATGCTTGGTCTTGGTGCTATGCGCTCTTATGAAAAAACCAAGGGCGTATCGAGGGAAAAGTAAATGGCGTATTACGTTGGTACACAGCAGTTTCCTAGTATCTATGAAGCTTCTAGGTTTTTAGCGCAGAATCCTCAACCGGGAGTTAGCATTACGTCTGCCCCAGTTGCGCCTACGGGTATGCTTACTAAGCCTGCTCCTACTAAACAACCAGCGCCTACTCAGACTGGTCCTGTAGGTACGCCTAGTACACCACCTAAGCAGATGCCGGGAGAGTCTGGGCCATTCGATCCCAATGCTCCAGTGCCAACACCTGCACCAGCACCAGCGCCTACTCCTGCTCCTACTCAGACAGGACCCATTGGCACACCCAGTACACCTCCTAAGCAGATGCCCGGTGAGTCAGGACCGTTTGACCCTAACGCTGAACCACCAGCGCCTGCACCTGCTCCAGAGCCTGAAATAGAGCTTGCTCCACCTAAGCCTCTTTTGGAAACCAAAGATGACGAGGCTGAAGTAGAGCTTGCGCCGCCTAAGCCGCTTCCAGATACTAAAGGTGATGGAGAAGCAGAAGAAGCTGCTCTTACTACTACATTTACGTTTTTTCGTGGTTCTGAACTTGGTGCAGCAAGTCCAAATGTTTTGTACGGTAGAGGAGAATCAACTCAAGTAACTCAAGAAGAACTAAGAGAGTACTTTGACGGCGACGGCTCTGGTATACTTCGAGGTGTCTTTAAAGACTTCAACAACTACCTAGCCTACATGACTGAGCGTGAACAGTTGATTCAATCTGGTGACTATGACGTAGGTGACTGGGACGAGTACACAGGTTCGTTGACTGAAGACGAACTAATGATACTCGAAGGCGAAGACTTAACTTTATTTGGTAGTGACGAGTTTTCCGACACTGCCGAACTCTACAGCGAACGTATGCAAGAGCAGTCCTCTGCTTACAATCGGTGGATCAACTCTGAAGAAAACCAAGCGCTTTTAGAAAAGTACGGCGTTGGTGCTACCGTTTACAACACCGATGGCGATACGTTCCGTTGGAATGGCTCTGCGTATGTAAAGACTGAAAAAGTAAATCAAGTAAATTTTACAGAGTACGTTAAAGCAGCCATGGAACTTACTGCAAGAATAATGGCTGGTGACGCAACAAGCGAACTAGGAAGTTTTCTTGCAGGACAGGCAGAACTAGGAAACCTTGGAGAAACCCTGCAAGTTATTAGTCGAGTGTTTGACAGGTTTGAACAGTCAGGTTACTCCGTAGGTCAAGCTGCTTCAACTCTCAACAATGCAAATGTTATTATGAACATAGCACAAACAGTTGATGAGTTAGAAGAAGAAGGCCAAGAAAGCACTCCAGAACAAATTAATACTATAGCATCTACAGCAATGGAAGTTGTTAGGGGTCTTGACGACCGCGATGGTCGTGACGGTGTTGACGGAAGGGACGGTGTAGACGGTCGTGATGGCAGGGACGGAACAGACGGCGCTCCCGGAGAGCAAGGACCCCAAGGAGATCAAGGGCCTCAGGGAGAACAGGGACCCCAAGGAGAGCAAGGGCCTGCTGGAGATCCTGAAAGAATCCGTAGTATGCTTGCTGAGTACATTGACCCTGTATTGCAGTCCCTTGAAGACGCAGATGCAGAAAGAGAAGGCATACAGACTGCACTAGGTACAATAACAGAGCAACAACAAGAGGCGCTACAAGAGTTTGTACGCCAAGGTGGTATGCTGACTGAACTGGACGAAAACCAGCAGACAATTATTGAAAACCTTGGTGGCGTTAGTAATGTTGTTGACGCACTTAGCGAAAACGTAAGTGGACTACAAGAGGGTCTACAACAAGCCGCTGAAGAACGTGAAGTTGGTTTTGCACAAGCAGCAGAAGACCGCATACGTATTGAGCAAAGCACTAACGACAAACTTGAACAACTACGTGAAGGCATAGCAGTAGAATTTACTGATGCCGAAGCGAGAAGACTAGAACAACTAACAGGCCTTGAGTCTAGACTTCTGCAAAATTCAGCAGAAAATGCCGAAGAGTTTGCACGTCTTCTTGAAAGCGAAGGTCAGCGTTTTGACGACATTACTGCAGGCCTAAGCAGTGAAATCTTGTCGTTACAACAGCAGGCTGGAGAGTTTGAGCAGCAAACAGGGGAGCGTTTTGACGAGGCTACTCAAGAACGAATTGAAATGTACCAAGGGCTGCTTGGTAGACTTGACGAGTTCCGACGAGGAGCAGAAGTAGACCTGTCTGAAACTGAACTACGGGTATTGTCAGAAGTTACTGGTGTAGAAGAACGACTGCTACAACAAGCTTCAGAAAATGCTGAAGAGTTTAATGCGCTTTTAGCAGACCAAGGTGTGCGGTTTGAAGAAGTTACTGATGCCATAAGATCCGATATTTTTGCCTCAGAAGAACGACTGACTAGTCAAATCGGTGGCTTGACAGAAGACGTAGCTCAAGTTGCTGAAGACTTGATACGTGCTGACGGTCGTATTGAGCAGATGTCTGAAGAAAGTCAACAGCGTTATGACGAGCTAGGCTTAGACATTGAAGACCTGAGTACCTTAATAGGCGTAAACATTGGGGCGCTCAGAGACGACATTATAACACAAGACTCTGCCTTGCGTGAGTTGTTTGAAAACCAAGGAGAACAACTAGGTCAGAGTATTGAAGACCTTGACACCAAACTAGAGGACGCTAGAGAAGGCTTCTCTGTAGAGTTGTCTGAGACAGAGGCTAACATACTGTCTGAGATTACCGGCCTTGAGTCAGACTTTTTACAGTCAATGGGAGAGCTTGAGGGCGGTCTACGGGACACCTTTGGTGAAGGCTTTGAGAATGTGCAGGGTCAGCTTGAAGGCGTAGGTACGCAAATTGAAGGCGCTACACAGCGTATTGGCCAAGTAGAAGAAGGCTTAAGCGGTTTAGGTGAGCAGGTCGGAGAAGGTCTAGAAGGGCTTTTGCGGTTTGGTTTAGGATCTATGTTTGGACTTGGGCAACAACAGCAGCAGGTTGCACAGGAACAAATGCAACAAGCAGCAATGCTGGCAGCTAGACCAGAGATTGCCTCTTTTCGACCACAAGAGTTTGCAGGCTTAGGTTATGAAGCGTATCGAGATCCCGGTATGTTAACACAACAACAACCAACGGCTCAAGAAAACCTTGCCCAACTAATAGGAAGATTAGCATGACATACTTGAACCTAATGAACAATGTACTACGTCGGTTGCGTGAAGAAGAGACCACGTCAGTCACTAGCACAACTTATGTCAAAATGGTAAGTGACTTTATTAACGACGCTAAGAATATAGTAGAAGAATCAACTGACTGGTCTGCTTTGCGTGAAACCATTGTTATAACTACTACTGCTTCCGACAACACCTATTCACTAACGGGCTGTGGCGACAACGTAAAAGTCATGTCAGTTATCAACGACACACAAAATTGTTTTATGGAGTACCAAACTAAAGACTATTTTAACGACCAGCTGTACATTAGCAGTGCAGCAGAAGGCACACCAAAGTACTACACCTTTAACGGGTTAGACACTAACGGAGATACACAGGTTCTCGTAGGCCCAACACCAGACGGCGTATATAGTTTACGATTTGACGTAATTAAAAGACAGGCAGACTTGAGCGCTAACACAGACTCTTTGCTTGTTCCTGCCATGCCTGTAATCCATTACGCTGTAGCTTTGTTGGCTCGTGAGCGTGGTGAAACAGGCGGTACGTCAGTTGCTGAGTATTTCCAAATTGCTGACCAGTTTTTGTCTGACGCTATTGCTATAGACGCAGCAAAACACCCTGAAGAAATGGTATTTAGGACTATTTGATATGGCTCAACAACTGCAAAGTATCAATCTTGTAGCCCCAGCGTTCAAAGGTGTTAACACCGAAGACTCGCCGTTGGCTCAAGACCCGTCGTTTGCAGAGATTGCAGACAACGCCGTTATTGACAAACGTGGCCGTATTGCTGCACGTAAGGGTCATTCTGTTCTTACAACAAACAAAACACAACTAGGCACTGCTTCAATAAGGGCTATAAAAGAATTTAGGGACGACTCTGGAAACACTAAGATTTTTTCTGTTGGTAACAACAAGATACTAAGCGGAACAACTACGTTGGCTGATGAAACTCCCGGTAGCTATACAATAACTGCTGACAACTGGAAAATGGTAACCTTTAATGAAAAACTTTACTTTTTCCAAAGAGGTTTTGAACCGTTAGTGTATGACAACGCCAGTAACGCAGTAGCTACGCTTAGTTCTGTGTCTGGCGCTAATGGTATGACTAGCGCAAAGTATGGCAATGAAGTTTTAGCCGCGTTTGGTCGTCTTTGGACAGTAGACTTTAGCACAGACAAATCTACGATTTACTGGTCTGATTTGCTTCAGGGTCATATTTGGACTGGTGGGTCTAGCGGCAACATAGATATATCTACTGTTTGGCCTGATGGCTACGACGAGATAGTTGCTTTAGCGGCGCACAACGACAAGCTAATTATTTTTGGTAA